TAACACTTTTTTAATTATAGAGAAGACAAATGACTTCTTATTAACGGATTATCGTTTTGCTAACGAAAAACTTTATTGTTCTGAAATAAATGTAAAGTTAACTTACACATTTATACCACTTTTTGAAACAGCGTCTTTTGAGCTACCTTCTTTTTTGCGAAGTCTTTTGACTTTGCATATGGCGCAAAACATGGCTTTAGAAATATCTGGCTCAGCAGAAAGACATCAGTTGTTGTTTGCAGAATATCTAAGAGCTTTAGATAAGGCAAAAAGTCTTGAGGGAAGACAAGGACCATCTCAAAAATACTTAAATGACGCTTTGCGGATGGTGGGTAGCTACCAAAAGCAAAGTGAAAGTGAAACAAGCCAAGTATACGACTCAAGCACTACATACGAAATTGCTAGTCGTTCTTATTCTCAAGCAATAACTGAGATCTTTGGAAACAACAGTTTTAATTTTAACACAAAACGAGTAACTTTAACTGGAACAACTTCAGTGGAGTTTTCTGATTTTGGGTACGAGTTTGAGCTTCCAGCAGACTACAATACGTTTCTAATCATAGAAACAGCTAATGATTTCTTAGCAACAGATTATCGCTTTGCAAATGGAAAGTTGTATTATTCAGATTCAACTTTAAAGCTAACTTACACATTTATACCGCTTTTTGAGACACCGTCTTTTGAGTTGCCGCCTTTTTTAAGAAGTCTTTTGACTTTGCATATGGCGCAAAACATGGCTTTAGAGATTTCTGGTTCAGCGGAAAGACATCAGTTATTGTTTGCGGAGTATTTACGTAATTTACGAAAAGCTCGGAGTTTAGAAGCTAGACAGGGACCATCTCAAAAATACCTAAATGATGCTTTAAGAATGGTTGGTGGCGTTGACTCAGTAAGAGAAGATGGAACAGATAAAGTAAGTGATTCAGGAACTACTTATGAAATGGCTCGTCGTTCTTATACCCAAGCAGTTGCTGAGATTTTTGGAGACAACATCTTTAATTACAACACAAAACTTGTAACACTAACAGGAGTTGAATCATTATCATTTAAAGACTATAAGTATGAATACACTCTTCCTTTAGATCTTAATATTCTCCTAAAAGTGGAGTCTTTGGATGATTATTTGGTCACGGACTATCGTTTAATTAATGGAAAACTTTACTCATCTGAAGCATCATTAAAAGTGACACATACGTACGTACCGTCTTTAACAGAAATAGATTCAACTCTTCCTGCTTTTTTAGCTCGTACTCTGGTTTTGCATATGGCTCAGAACTTAGTTATTGTTCTTGCTGGGTCAGAAAACCCCTACGCAAACCGTAGATATGAAACACTTGCTAACCAATACACTGTAGCTTTACGCAGAGCACGCACATTGGAGGGTCGCCAAGGACCTGCTCAGACATACATCAATGACGGAAACTCTCAGTTTATAAGCGCACATCAACGGTATGGCTCGATATAGTAATGTTCAGACAGACTTCTCAGGCGGTTTAATAAGTGATTACGTTCTTGGACGTACCGACATTAAACGTGTGGCTAACTCTGGACGTACGTTCAGAAATTTCTTTCCGTCACTACAAGGACCTGCTATTTTCCGTACAGGGTTTAAGCATTACAACTCTACCGAGTACCCCACAGATGATGTTGTATCCGTGGATGTTATTTTAGCAACAGATACGCCGTACAGGGCTGTATTCTCGCCGTCCCAGATTGAGATCTTTGATTCTGAAGGGTTATCAAAGGACATAGTACCTACGTCATACTCGGCTGCTGATATCGAGGAGCTTCGATTTAGTTCTGAGACGGGGGAGTTGTACATAGCACATGGAAGACACAGACCCAGGAAGTTAAAAGCAGACCTTTCGTTTATATCGTCATCCCTAGTTTCTAGTGATAGCTACACATTGCTGTCTCAAGAGGGACTTGAATTACATGCTAATGTTGAAGTGCAGGGTGATGACCAGTGGAGCTTAACTGACTTAGAATTCGACGTAGAGCCTTTCTTGGACAAAGAGCCTAGTTCTAATAAGTTTAATATTTCTCAAAATGAGAGGTACGTAAAACTACAAAGCGATCTAGCACCTTTCAGCGTCATAGCTACAGACTTTACTGACAACTCAAATGCGTACAGCAAGGATTGGTATGTGGAGTACGCAGTTGACGGAACTAAGTTTTTAGGAAAAGCCGTGCATGCAGGCACTACTGCAAACTACACACTAGCTGATCCAACAAGCAGTGTTTTATATATTGAACCTGTAGTCTCTGTGTTGGACATTGAGGATGACGCAGCTCAGTTATATCTATTAGATAGTGATGAAGTAGACGAAGTAGTATCTCCATCAGTAAGTCAGGCTTTAGAGTTGGACGGAGTCGATGAGGATGAAATACACCTACGCTCTGACACTGTTATCTTTAACTCAGGGTTTGCTGATTCGTGGGTTCGTGTGTCGGATGACAGGCGAAACAATAATGTCGTTGTTGGGGAGACCCGAAGTCTTACCCGTTGGGTTAAGATCAAAGAACACATTGGCACAGAAGACCACCCAGTAGAGTTCTTCAGGGGCACATATGATAATAGTGTTTATAAGAATGGCTCTGTGTACAGAATATACGCTGGATTCGTCGCTGGCACATTGTATATGGCAGGTCCTGACACACAGGGTAGTCTTAAGATATGTAACGCTGTGTTACAGCACAATGGAAACAGAACCTACACCTTTGTTAACACATTATCGACAGCTAACCCTCACACCAACACAAACCCATCTCCCACTACAGGGGCGTATACGATCGGTAATTTATCCACCCAGAAACAGTTTGATGTTGTAAGCTGTTACAACTCGGCAGACGGAGTACCTAAAGTAGAGGAGTACAATGCAAGCACCAACACAGGTGGCAGTCTAGTTGTACCAACTACCCTAGACGTTGTTACTGCTACGGAGGTTGCAAACGATGCACTGATGAATGCGACTAGTTCTGTGTTCCAACCTACTGATGTAGGTCGCCACATACTCGGACGTATGGAGTCTGGTAACACCTATATGGAGATTGTTCGGTTTAACAGTGTAACTCAAGTTATAGTTAAGCTGTTAAACGCAGTTCCTCGTGATAAAAGAACGCTTGCCTTTGAGAATGGAGGATCGTTTGAAGATGTTAAGCTAGGCGCTTGGTATTTTGATAACTACCCTCGAACAGTGGCTAAGTTTGAACAGCGTCGTATCTTTGGTGGCACGTATGAAAGTCCAAATTTTATTTACTACAGCCGAGCTAACGACGAAACGAGCTTTCAGCCAACACAGGATGACGGAGAGGTTTTAGACACAGATGCTATTACGTACGCACTTTCTAATCGAAACGCAGCTGTCCGTTGGATTAATGCAGCTAAGGATTTAGTTATTGGCACAACAGGTGGTATCTACCGCATTGTTCCTAATCAGTACCAGTACGGTATTAGTCCTAAGACAATTCGTATGGAGCTTACTGAAGAAGAACCTTGTGAACAACAAGCAGAGACAGTAGCAAGTTCTGTGTTCTACCCTGACCAGTCAGGTACTCGCCTAATGGAGTACAAGTACGATCAGTCACTGAACAGTTCATCTTCTAATGATGTTTCCAAGCTGATATACCCAGTGTTCCTTCAAGACGCCATTGCACAGATTTCCTACCAGCATACACCACAGCCCCGAATCTGGGCTCGTACTGTATCTGGTAAACTCTACTGCCTGTCTTACCACAGACAAGAGGAGTTTTATGCGTGGTCTGAGCAAGACCTCGGTCCTGATGCAAAGGTCTTAGATATATCAGTACTTCACAGAGGCACAGGAACAAGACTAGATCAGGTGTGGATTATTGTTAAACGTGACGGAGCTACGTACACAGAAGCGTTAGCAGAAACAGACCCTGTACAGCTTACTAGCTATCCAATGTTGGACAGCCACATTGTAATTGACAACACACTTACTACTTATACACCATTTACAGGGTCTTGGTCTGGTAGTGGTATAGATAGTCAGTCTCCAGGGACGGAACTCAATGAAGATACAGCGAAGTACGGTAACGGCGTTGAACTTGATTATACTGTGGGATTCACTAACGTAGCAGATATTACGTTAAAAACTCCTATACCATCTGGAAAAACTGTACAGATTGCATCAACAATTATTTCACAAACAGGGAATTGGAAATGGCAATTTTTAACATCAGATGGGAGTGATGCAAGCCCTCCTTATTTTAATTCTAATTCTACTAATATTACTGAAGATGACGTTATCACTACAACTGCCGACGCTACTCAACTTCGCTTAAGGGTTTGGAATGGTGGGACTTTAGAGATTAGCAACATATCAGTAACCTACGAAGGGCAAGAAACGCCTGCTGCAAACACTGTAGACGTTAGCTCAAGATTTGGAGCAGGTGATACTGTTGCAGTTATCGAAGACGCTGTGTATACAGGCGACCAGACGCTTACGGACGGTACAGTTACTCTGCAGTCTGAGAATGCAACTAAGATAATCGTAGGACTTCGCTACAGCGGAGAGCTGCAGATGATGTTCCCAACGTGGGATGCACAGAATAAACCAGCATACGCCGCAGACACAGCACGTATTGTGTCTGTACGTCCTTTCTTAATTAACACATGGAACTACATGGTTGGTGTTGGAGACAGATTTGAAACTGTCCGTGTGTCTACAACATACGGCAACGGTGGAGGCTTTACAGGCTTTGACAAAGAACGTCCTGTAACTGGATCTACTTTCGGCGTTGACAATGTACCAACTATTAAGCACGAAGAGCCTTACCCCTTGACGGTTGCATCCTTAACCACTAAAACAGATTTGAACTAACATGGCTGCCCCTATAGTAATTGCAATGACCGCAATAAGCGGTCTAATCTCCTACCGAGCTGCACAGCAAAACGCTGATGCACAGGACATGGCAGCGGATGCTGCTGAAGCACAAGGTCAGTACGACGCACAGATTAATGTCAACAATGCAACTGACGCTGTTGCTCAGGAAAGCTTCAAAGCATCTGCTGCCGAAGCAAACAAGTTTCGTGATCTTGAAGCTAATCAGCGTAAGCGAGAGGCTCTTGCTAAGAAGATTGATGCTGATTTGGCTACCAAAGAGATAGCAATGGCGTCCACGTACGGAACATTTGAGGATACATTTAAGATGTACGACATGGATGCAAACAACCAACTTGCCAGCTTTGACTATGATGCTTCTGAATCTAGCTATCAGTACAATTTACAAGCAGGAGAGGCTGGACGTAAACGCAACTTAGCGTGGAGTCAAGGTCTTGCTCAAAGAGAGCTAACACTGGCTTCTGCTGCTAATCGAGCTACTCAGTTCAGGAATCAGGCAGATAACACTCGTCTGTCTGGATTAGGTCAACTAGCAGGGGCAGCCGCCTCAACCGCATCTGCCTACAGCGAAGCGTACCCTTAGTAAAATATATAGAATGGCTATTCAATTAAACACCCAGACCGCACAGCAAAAGCAAGCACCCTTTTCAGCATTCGACACGACATCCTCTTATCGTAGTGGGTTGTCTGGTGTAGCACAGGGTCTGAGTACGGTGGCAAGTGCTGCTTCTCGTATGCATGCTCTTAAAACAAGGCAGAAGGAGCAAGCTCAAAACTTACTTGCTGGTGAAGCGTTCTCAGCTTACGAAGTAGAGCTAGACCGCGTATCTAATGAACTTGATGCAGCTTACAAAGCAGGCAATACTGCTGTAATAGAAGCAAAGAAAGCTGAGTTTGCGGCGCTTGAAACACCAGAGTTTAACAATTACTTAGGTGAGAATGCCGGTGGTACGATTGATAGCCCAGAAGCAATCGCTCCGTATCAGCAACGTGGTTCTGTAGCGTGGGGTCGGATGAACAACTCGTTTGAGGTAAAGGAGCAATCCAGCTTAATCTCTCGCAAGTCTAGTGACTATTTATCAGAATCAAGAGGCTTGGTTACAAAAGCAATCACAGGCAACCCCGCAGGGCTTGACCAAGAAGGGTACACGACTGCGTTAGCCAGCCTAGACCCCACATCTGTTGCTTTTCAGAACCTAGTTAAAGCACAACCTAATGATGAAACACGGGATGCGTTTAAGAGGGATGCAGCCAGTAATGCGCTGGGTGTTATCAAGCATCAGTTAAAAACAGCAACCAGTGTTGAAACCTTAAATGAGCGTAAAGAACAAGGCGACGAGTTTTTAACTGCAAGTGGATCTGAATACGGGTTTACCCCAGAGCAGGTGTTACAACTTGAGGATCTGTATAGCAGAACGTATAAAGCTGTAAGCGAGCCTGAACATTTAGTTGCACAGGCTGAAAAAGAATACACTGCATTTGAGTCTTCTTATGACAACTTCTGGAGCTTAACCAAAGCTACCGATAGTGTAGACGCTGCTGTAAAACTGGAACAGATGGTAATTCTTGCAAAAGACAACCCTCTTATTACAAAAAAATACAAAGAAGAACTTGCAGAGGCTGAAGAGGTCTTAAGTATGTTTTTGCCAACAGTCGATGCTAATGGAGATCCAATAAGTGACTCCTCTACAGTAGATCTTCTTGCACGGCAATTTATTCGTAAAAAACCAGACCAACGTCCATCGTTTGCTGACTTCCGCCAGCTTGTTGATGAGAACAAAAGTCTAAGTGATTCGGCAGTTAATAAAATACAGCAACATATTAACAATCGTATAGCCATAGCAGAGCGTGGTGTTGCTGAGGGAGATTTGACTTCACTAGGAGCACTCTATCCTGAACTTGAAGGAGCAGTTGCGTCTGGAGATAAAGATAAAGCTCGGCTGATCTACCAAGACAGTATCTTACCTGAGCTAAAAGGTGGTGATTTCCGCCTTCCGCCTCAGATGTGGTTTGGCACAGGTGATACCGCATATCCAGTTCGAGATGTTGCCACATCAACGTCAGTTGTCTTAGAATTAGTTGCAAATAACACAGATTTTGAGGGAGCTGCTATAACAGGGATGATGGGTGCAATGGGCAACCCAAAAACTTCCTCAGATATGTTTAGTACATATCAAACTGCTTCTGTAGCACTACGTGCTGTTAAACAGGGAGATGATCCACAAGAAGTCATCACAAGCCTACTTACCTTTGCAGAACTGGCAGAGGCTAATAAAAACAATCCAGAAGTTGAGGATATTTACAATAATCTTATCCTTGAAGAGGATAAAGGTCTTACAGTTGGAGTTGACATACTAGACACCGTTCAGAAGATTAAACAACTTGAGCTAACTACTCGTACATCAGAAGCGTCGTTTTACAAAACACAACTAAGGGGTCAAATTGCATCTGGATTAAAGCTTGGTAAATCTGAAGACGAGATTCGCAATGACATACAAAACCACGAAGATAGATACCTTCGTCCGTATGCTGGATCACTACGCCAAGTCAGGGAAGGACAAGTAGCCTATATACACCCTGATGTCTATAATGAGAACGTAGCTCCTGAGTACGAACGAGTAGGCTTACTTGGTAGTTTTTTTAACCCTATTAAAGAGCTTCCTGTGTTCGGAGGTAAGACAGGGGCAAAACGTGTTGCAGATTACACGCAGTCTGCTGTTATAGCATACGCTGTTAAAAACTATGAGCTATCTGATATTGGGATGGTTCAGGGAGACATGGATTATGGTTTTCGTTCTTTAAAAACAAAAGAACAAGCAGAACCAACTCCAGTGATTGTACGGGGGCGTGTTATTGAGGTTGCTCCCAACAAACAAAAAAAGCTCACTACTGATCAAACGCAGGAGGCGTTGTTTTTAGGTTTTAATAATAATAATTACTACTCAGAAGTTGGAATGCTTGGTCCAAAGGGTGAAGGAGTTCCGATCGTGCAGGTCAGAGGAACTACATTTAGGACTGAAGCAGACCAGTACGACAGAGCCGTTGAAAAAGAGTACTATGTAATAGAAGCATACAATGCACGTACTCAACAGTATGAGCCGCTCGCTGATAACAGCGGAAATGATGTGCTAGTCCCAGTGGATGCTGTTAACCCAAAGGTTCGCTCAGCTGTCCTAGAGGATGTTAACCTAAATCCATTTGACATGACCACTGGTGATGTGTTTGGATCTACCACAGCCGTTCAATCTAGAATGTGGCGTCTGTTTAACTAAATGATTACTCCACAAAGAGACCCAAACTCCTTAGTCCGCACAAGGACGTTATCCGAAATTGCTGGACAGGACTACAGCGCAACAGATTATGGAGTAGTTGAAGGCTTAAAAGCTACTTCACTTGCAACCGTAGAACGTAACTTCACGGTTACGGCTGCCGACTGGGTCAAGCAGTACGACGAACGCAGGGACATGAAGATGGGGATGTATGCCCCAGTTACTCAAGAAGAGTACGATAAGTCACCTGCGGCAAAGTACGGGCTGGAGTTTCGTGCAAACGAGAACCCATTTTCATTTGAACGGCGTATACAAAAAGCTGCTAAACTGCGGCATTATGATGATGTTGCACAGGGGCAAGATCGTCAAGTATCACAACTTGTAACTGCTTTGGGTGTTGGGCTTGTATCGGACCCCGTTAACTTTATTGGTCTTGGAACAGGAGCAAGCGTTGCTAAAGGTGCTCTCTACGCAAACGCTGGTAAGAAAGCCGCTGCAGCATATCACACAGGTAAGGGTACATTTAAAAATGTATTAGCATATGGAGCTGCTTTTGAAGTACCTTATGCGCTTATGTCAGATGACCTTGGTGTGGAAAAGTACACATACGACCACCTAAAGATGGCAGCTGGGATGAACACTGTATTTGCAGGGTTGCTTTCAGGTGTATCCGCAGGAGCGTCATATCGCAACGCATCTAAAGTAGCTAAAGCCAAAGGTGATTACGCTACATATACTCAGTTTATGGAGGGTGATACTCCAATGACCAGTGCGTTTTCTAATGTATATGATGCAGGCAGTAAGGGTGTTGTTGAGGCAATTAAACAGAATAAACGTCTGGTTGATATTGCAGAAGGACGTGTCTTAGAAAATGACATAACGATAAACGATATGTTTGAGATGGCTGCGCTACTGAAGGCGCACGAGACAAGTGTTAAGACTACAACAATGGTTGCTTCGCTGGCTGACGAGTTTTTAGCTAAGCTTGAAAAAGGAGATACTAGTATATACAGAGCTCAAAGAGAATACAAAGGGCGGGTTAAGCGGTTAACGGAAGCGGTCTTGTTTGGAAAGACCGCTGAGCTTTCATCCAATGATATACAGTTTCTTAAAGACAATGACTTTGAACTTCGCAAACAAGGCGAAGACGTTGAGGACAACAAGGGCGGGAATCAATTACACGCATCGTACACAGTAACTGAAAACTACGGAATGGTTACTAAAGCAGAGGCTTCAGCCAATCAACTCGTTGTAGATGCCTCAATAGAAGCTCGTGTCCTTGAAAAAGAATACTTTGAGCTTATCGAAGATGGCAGACGGGGAGAGGCTATGGACATGAAGCCAAGGCTTGATGAGGCTAAGAAAGTAGTTGATGACCTTTTTGGTGAAACATATGCTCGGATGGTTGAAGACATTAACGGCATGGTGAATGAAGTCTTACTTGGTGATAAGAAGATTATACCAGTTCGTATTGAAAAACAAATGAGTTCTTCAGGTGTCCAAGGTTGGAAGTATCCAAGCGAATTGAGAAACTATATTGCCGAGCCGCATATGGTTTTTGCATCGAGCGAAGTTACTACAAGACTGACCAATATCCCTGTAACTGAGGTTTTGTACACACGAGTCCTTTCTACATTGTTTCATGAATCTTGGCACAATGTAAAAGAGATAAACATTACGTCTTACAATCAACTGTTGAATGTTGCTAGTTCGCCTGAAGTTAAAAAAGCAATGAACGCTGCTTTAAAAACAAGAGGTTATTACAGCAAATCAAAGACAAAGGCTCAGAAACAGGAAATGTTTGACGAGGAGGCTCCGCCGCATTTGCTGGAGTTTGCATTAACTCGTCCAGAGTTTTGGAGTATACTTAAAGATGATAATCCATCTTTGTTTACCAAGTACAAGGATTTGGTGGGTAATCTTCTTTCTCACGCAGCAGCAGTCCTTAAGGTCGAAGGCTTTAAAAAGGTTCTTAAGATCAAAAAGCCTGACCTTGTTGCTGAGCAGATTGGTTTTATTGTTAAAGCGTTACGAGATAATGTAGATGAAACAAAGCGAATAAAGAAACTCTATTTAGAGTCGCCAAAAGGCAGACGCACCGCCAATATGCGCAAGAAGGCTGCCTATGAGAATCCAAACTTTAAGTCTCGTGCAGAAGAGATGCGGAAGTATTCAGCAGACCCAGTTAAGTACCTAGAAGATACAATTGAGGCTACAGTTGGACATGATGAGGCGCTTCCTCAGTTAATGCCAGCTCGTCTCCCAGAGACAGCAAAAGAGCTTACTGAGTTTGTTGTTGAAATCAATGAGACTTTTACCAAGCTAGGTTTAGATCATTTAACACCTTATGTAAAAGACATTCTCGTTAACCAGATGGGTACTGAGCGCCGCCGTAAAGCTATTCTTAAAGTTATACGAAAAGGTACGCCAGACGAAGATCAGATTAACAAGCTTCTTATACACCTAAAGGAGAAGAAAGCGCCGCTAGACACTGCTCAGCGAGTTGGTTACATCTTAAAAGATGACAGCATTTCTATGGCAGAAAAGCTTGGTAAGATTAATCAGTACTTCTACGAGGAGAACTTGGCAATGGTTTTGCGTAACGTACACGACGCATCTGTTGCTAAAAACCTCGAAGATATTGTAAAATCAAAAGCAACTCCAGCTCAAAAAGTGGCGCAGCTTAAGACCATACTGGACGGAAGTCTGCGTAAGGGTGTTGAGCGTAACACATCCATACAACGATTGATTGATGGTCAGATTATTAAAGATCAGTCACCCTTGGTAGAGTTCTTGGTAAACAACGATCTGCTGGAGGTTTTCTTAGGAGAAGACCCAACAAAGTATATGTCGTCATATAGGGAGCTTACTACTAAAAACCCAGAAATTGCTCGGATTTACGGAGAGAATCTTAAAGAAGGTTCGTTACAACTACACCTTGACCTTATGGATGCTATCTCTAGCGGAGAGCTTCCGAAGAGGTGGAAGGGTGTTGATGAGTTTGAAGAACTAGTAGATATCATCAAAACAATTAATCTTGGACAGATGGCTGAGATTAACCACCTTGGCGTTAACATGCGCCAGCGTAAAGGCTTTACTGGTTACAGCATGAAGTATGACAAGCAGGTTGTGTCTTCTATGTCAGAAGCAGAGTTTGTTACATTTATGCTTAGAGTGGTAGATTCTGAGCAGACAGAAAGACTTCACGGCGGTGTTATGGAAGGCTCTGTTGACACTAAAGATGGTAAACCTTTAGACATATACGCTAAACCTGATTGGCGCAGGACAACTAGGAAAGAAGATGTTACGGAGTTTGATCGTTTTGAGATTAATGAATTTCTTCGCAGATTCTATCACGAGATTGTTTCTGGTAAGTTTGAAGAAGACTCTGCAGACGCTAAGTCAATTGTGGGTTCTATGCGTAAAGCAGCTAAGGTTGCTTTTAAGGATGACCACCGCAATGAAGCTATGCTTACACTTAGCAACTTTGAAAACCTCGGTCGTTTATTACTTGAGCAAATACGTAATCGCTCAGAAAAGATCGCACTGGTTAAAAACTTGGGACACGATCCATATTCCATGGTTATGGGTACTGCCCGTAAAAGTGGTCTAGATAAGGTCAAAGGGTTTAGTATTTTAGATGCAACAGCGAAACAGGTTACTGGGATGTTGGATAACCCAGTGGATGTTAATCTTGCTCAGAATTTCCAGAAGGTACGGCAGTTTTCTAATGTTGTATTCTTAGCAGGTTCTGGTATGTCAGCTTTGTCTGATGTACCTCTAATGCTTACTACTATGCAGTACCTCGGCGGCGAGGTTACTTTTAAAGACTTTGTTGCGTCATATCGAGAAGCCGCTGGAGCGCATTTTAGAGGTAAGGATAAAGAGATGTCCGCTTGGTTTCGATCGCAGGGCGCTGGTTTTGATGTTATTACTCGTCAAACAGCTCAGCGTGTCGTAACGGGAGAGTCCTATGCAGGTGGTCTTTTAGGTGTAGCTAATCAGTTGATGTTTGAGCTGAACGGCTTGAATCGTATTACAGCTACACACCAACAGGTGTTTATGGATTTGATGACTAACAGCCTTGGTGAGCAGTTTCGCACAGGCAAGTTAAATCCTACACTTGAGGCACGTATGCGTGAGTTTGGTTTTAATGACAAAGAACTCAAGACATTAGCAAAGTTCGTAGAAAAAACACCCGATGGTAAGTACCGTTTGGGGTCTGCTGGTATTAGCAATGCACCTCTTCAGCGTAAGTTTAGTGGGTTCTTGACTACGTATATGAAAGAGGCAGTCCTTGAGCCAGATGCAGGGGCTATGGCAATTTCACGATTAGGCTTGGAATCTGGTACAATTACTGGGGAAACAGCTCGTGTAGCATTACAGTACAGCAGCTTTATGCTTGGTATGTCTCGTGTTGTCTATCGTCGATTCTTACACGGTTACGAGGGAGAAGGTAAGCACAATGCAATGAAGATGTCTCACCTAATCACCTATGTCGGGGCTGCTCTTGGATTTGCATACATGACAACTGTTATGAAAGACCTGTCCAAGTTCAAAGAACCCATTGACCCGTTGGATATGACATTCTTTGACTTTACTCGAATTCTCCGCCAGTCGGGGGTTCTGGGTGTCACTGAGCTTGGGTTGAATGCAGCCCAGTTTGGACCATCAGCAACCCTGTCCCCTGTTGCTGGGATGACTACTGATGTCCTATCGGGAGACGTGGCTAAGGGTCTTAAACCCCTTACAGGTCAGCAGTACCCAGTAATCGGACCTGTCATCCAGAAAGCAATTGGCTTTGTAATGGCAGAAACCGTACAAAATGCACAGAATGACTTGGTTACAAGTATCCCTAATACTCGCCAAAACACCGAAGACTAACTTGACACAAATTCATTAATTAACTATATCACAAGCTATGAGTACTCAATATCCCTCACCTTCTTATAACACTGTAGATCCTGAATCTTTGGGTTCGGTTATTGTTGACAGTTCGTCGGGCTCGGTTGCGGGTCGTTTCGGTGCTATTCAAGTCTTAAACGACTGCACTATTAGCAGCATTGCTGGTATTACTATCACTGATATTGCTAAGCTGCAAACGTCATTTACTGCTGGAACAATCATTTATGGTGTCTTTACCGAAGTTACTGTCACTGACGGGCTAGTAGCTTTGCATAACGTTTAACATGCACCTGTCTCTGAAGATAGCTCTAGGGCGACCATCAATTGCACCTTCACCTGCACCAGCAGGATCTTTCTATCGTCGCACTGACGGGACATCCTTGTATCGTCGCACTGACGGGACATCCTTATACAAAAAACCTTAGCACCTTTATATTATGGCAGACATTACAGTATCTTCCGCAGTGGATTCGATGATGCAATCATCGGATGCCTCTGGCATCCGTGACTCTATTGGGTCAATCAACTACCCCTACACAACAGACTTTCAATCAGGCGTAGAGCAGACACGGAACCTAACGAGTATTACCACTTCTGATGGGTATCAAAGCAACACCAATCTCACTTCTCTTTACGTTGGTAGTAATGTGACTTCGATTGGGAGTGGTGCTTTTTACTACTGCTCAAACCTGACTAGCGTCAATATCCCAGACAGCGTCACATCGATTGGGGGTTATGCTTTTAGAGGCTGCTCAAGTCTTACCAGTATAAATATTCCCGATAGTGTGACTTCGATTGGGAATCTTGCTTTTGACGTCTGCACCAATCTTACCAGTGTAACTCTTTCTGATGGTTTGACTTCGCTTGGGAATTATGTTTTTAGAGGCTGCTCAAGTCTTAGCAGTATAACTCTTCCTGATAGTGTGACTTCTATTGGGAGTTATGCTTTTTATGGATGCTCAAGTCTTACCAGTATAAATATTCCTGACAGTGTGACTTCGATCGGGAGTAGTGCTTTTAGATACTGCTCAAGTATTAGCAGTATAAATATTCCTGATAGTGTGACTTCGATTGGGGGTTATGTTTTTGCCTTATGCTCTAGCCTAGCTACAGTTAACTGTTTAGCAACTGCTGCACCGACACTGGGTTCTTTCGCTTTCTATGGAGTTGCTTCCACCGAAATTCACGTTCCAGTAGGAGCAACAGGATATGGAACTACGTATGGAGGTTTGACGGTCGTCGCAGACTTGTAATGATTGTAGACCTATATGAGTAAACAACTACACTTCGTATCTGGTCTTCCACGAGCTTGCTCCACGTTGCTTTGCAATCTACTTGCTCAGAACCCAAAGGTTCACGCTACGCCTACTAGTGCCTTGCACGAAATAGGCTACATAGCTCGACAGGTCTTTCAGACCGAAGAAGCTAAAGCGGTGGATATGAAGAATGTCCTTGAGCCTATGTATGTGGACTACGTCAAGGCTGGTTGCGAGAATGCTTTCAACAGTATCACTGACCGACCTGTGGTCGTAGACAAGTGCCGTTCTTGGATTGGTCATCTAGACCAGCTCTTTAAAGTCTGGGAGGACGCTAAGGTTCTTGTCCCCGTTCGGGACATCCGAGGCATCCTCTCTAGTATGGAGAAGAAGCGGAGGCAGCATCCCGAAGTTTTTAACGGAGTAGAGCAACAGAATCCGCAAAACTGGACGACAATTGATAAGCGTGTAAACGGCTGGCTACAAAACCCCCCTATTGGGATTGCTATCGAACGGTTGCACGAAGCCAAGGAACGCTTTGGCGATAAGCTTATGTTTGTTCACGCAGAGGACTTGACGGAGAATCCACAGGACGTAATGAACAAAGTCTGGGAGTATCTAGGAGAAGAACCGTTCATTCACAATACTTCTAACATAGAGCAATATACTCAAGAGTATGACGTTGGCTTTCCGTATGGTGACCACATCATCCGTCAAGAAATTAAACCCCTAGTCAAAGACTGGCACGAGACACTTGGTCGCTCACTTTCAGAGCAACTTAATGTAAAATTCAACTGGATTAACGATTTATGAAATACGCACTAATCAACAAACGTGGTGGCATTAACCGCGTTACCGACACAACTCCGAAATTTCAGAATCCTAATTTAACAGTTTCTGAGATCTCTGACGAGCAAGCTCTCCAATTTAAGACTTTGGTTAAACCAGTGTTCTTAGTTGAAGGCGAGCTAGTTTCCCATAAAGCAAAAATGTGGAAGGAACAGCCTGAGACTGTAAAAGAATTATTACGTCCAAAGCGTGACCGTTTACTAGCTGAATCCGACTGGACACAACTAAACGACTCACCGATTCACGAAGACAAGCTCGCTGCTTGGTCTGCATATCGCCAAGAATTGCGTGACCTTACAGATGAGATTGATGAAAACGGCGAAGTCGAATTTCCAACTGCCCCGTAAGATGACGGAGGATATTATTTACAAATCTACGATCGGGACAGGGGGCTTTATAGCTACTATTGAACTTGGTCAGGTTAACGAAATTTTAGGACTAGTTGTAGGTCTTGCTACTCTGGTCTATATGACTGCATCAGCAGTTAAAGTAATCAAAGAACTCAAGAACAAATAATATTATGAAAGACATCATCGCATACCTAGTATCAAACGTAGACAGCATTGTTGCTGCCCTTACTGCTATTGTAGCTGCTGCATCTGCTGTCGCTGCGCTCACCCCTACGCCAACCGACGACAGCCTTGTAGCTAAAGCATACAAGATTGTGGACTGGCTTGCACTAAACATCGGAAAGGCGAAGGATAAGTGATCTCGGTTATTGTTCAGTTGCTAATAGCATTCCCGAAGATCGGAGCTATGTTCCTGAAGGTACGTACTGCATATGTTAAAGAACTTTCTACTAGGCGTTACAATAAGCACAATGCTGATATTCAGCAGTGGGTGCGTAACTCTAAAGCAGAGCAGGATACCAGAGTTCATACAGGAACTGAACAACCACGAATTTAACTTAGAACAAAGACAGACGATAGGAGAGATCCTTGAGTATGTTAATCAACTAGAAAATGAGAAAAGAACATAAAAGCAAGACTGGTGGTTTGACTGCTGCAGGTCGTCGTTACTTTAAAGCCAAGGAGGGTGCTAACCTAAAAGCACCTGTCACTGGTAAGGTTAAACGAGGATCCAAGGCTGCGGGTCGCCGCAAGTCTTTTTGCGCTCGTATGTCGGGGGTCAAAGGACC